CCCCCGTGTCCCCTTCTCTGTCATTAGGCCTCACGTTTCAATTTTGCACGGAATCCCCACACAGGCAGCCCGTTTGCAGGCTTCCAGCAGGAACGCCTGTACATCCGCCTGCACATCTTCGCTGTTTCCCCGCACATAGTCCGCGTCCAGCACGTCCACGTTCAGGCTAAGCGACGTGGCGCTGTACGTCGCATGTAGCATCACCTTCTGGTTATTGCTCGCGTCGCGGATATCCGCGTTCAGGCTGATGCTTTCCCTTGTTTTCAGCATTCATCAGCCCTCCCCGTCCAGCGTCGCATCCTTCGCCGCAAGGCTCACGCGGAAGCCGTCGAGCTTATTCTTCGGAATCCAGAGTTCATGGAACTTGCGATAGTCAAGGTGCCACGCGCGCGCCTTCTGCCATGTTTTCGGCGTGAATAGGCGCATCTTATCGGTCTTGGAAACCGCGATCGGCGCACTGCGCGGGCAGATGATCCAGTTGATCGCCTGCGCGCCCTCCGCCTTGGCATAGCCGCCCTTGTCCGCCTTGTTGATGGTGATGCGGCTGTTCATGCGCGCGGTCGGCGCGGGCAGGATCGGCACCTCGCCGATCACCTTCACGCGGGTTTCAATTTCGCCGCGCTTGAAGCTGGTCACGTCGAGCTTCTTGGAAATTTCCGTGCTCGTGGAGAGCATCGTGGCAATCGTGCTGGAGAGGATCACGACCAGCGGCACGTCGCTGCCCACCGCGTCGCGCACGCCGCCGATATCGGTCTGCAATTCCTTGTAGACCGAATTGGCCGCCGCCGTATACGCGCTTCTGCGCTCCTTGCCGACCAGCGCGACGATCTTGCTCAGGCGGTAAGCGTCCACCTCCGGCACAACCTTCGTGCGCTGGAACTCGCCCGCCAGCATACTCATCAGGTCATACACGCCGCTTTCGTCCACGTCCATCTCGTCCACGGTGAAGCCGGTGCCGCGATCCTGCGTCAGCTTCTCGGTCTGATAGACCAGCGTCACGTCGCCATCCGCAAAGCCGTTCTGTCGGTCGTAATCCTTGAGGCCGTCCATCGTGATCGACGGAATCTTGATCTCGTCGCCGCCGCTGTACTTAACAGGGCCGGCGTTGCCTTCCATAAAGCCGGTCACCGCGCCCTGAATCATCGCCTGATCCAACGTCTTCTGAATCAGGTCAACCTTTGCAATGTTATTCGCCATCTTCTTTTCCTCTCTTTCTTAGCTTAGCAAGCGCCCATGATGTTCGCCCGAATCTTTGCGTCGAGCGCGTCCTCTGCGCCGCCGTTTCTGCGGGCAAAGTTGCCCGTGCTGCCCGTACCCGCGCCGCCGCACAGCTCCGGCACTTCTTCCAGCACCTTAGCAACCGCCGCATCGAGCTTTTCCTGCGCATCTGCCGCGTCAAGGTCGATGCCCTCCGTATCGCACAGGCGCAGCACATACGGGATGCGTTCCTTCGGCACACCCGCCAGCGCCGCAGCCGTTCGCAATTCCGCCTGAACCGCGCGCGCGTTCGCTGTCACAACGCGCGCCGCGAGGTCATCCGCCTTGTTGTCGTCCTTCTTGGGTTCATCCTTCACGGCAGGCTGCTCCTTGCCAGCGGGTGCAGCCGTCTGCGCTGCTTTCGCCGCAGCGTCCCCGGTCTGCTCGGTCGTTTCGGGCTGCTGATCATCATGCTGCTCCAGCTCGTTTTCAGCGTCGGCAGCAGGCGCGCCATCCGGCACACCGTCAGGGGCAAAACAAAACATGCGAAAGGGGTTAAACATTTTTTCGTCCTCCTGTCAAAATTTTTGGTATGTAAAAAGCGCGCCCTTGCGGGTGCGCTCAGAATATTTGATATAAAAGGAAAGGGGCGGGCTTTCGCCCATCCCCTTAGCCTTGCATCCGGCGGGTGTGCCCCTTCCCGCATTTCTTTTGACCCAGAGGGTGTGTAGCAGCACAATCTCTACTTCAAATGCTCGGCTATCCTATGTCTATTATATCATTTCTATTCTTTGCTGTAAAGAATCTCGCTTTTCTTTTTCAGTTTCTCCACGTTCTTGTCCCGGATTCGGTAGAACGTCATGACGGAGTTTTTCCTCTTTTCATCCTCACCCGGCAGCACGAGCCGCACAATGGCGTTCAAATTCGTGTCCTTCGTTTTCCGAATCATAAGGACCGTTCCTTCGTGCTTTTCGTCCACCAGAATCAAATCGGGTTCCCGAATCGTCTGAACGCCGTACTTTTCAAACAGCGCATAATCTTCGGGATGTCGTTCTTGGATGTGCGCCGCTCGTTCTTCGGTCAGGATGGTTTCGCTCGTCCGAATCTTTCCAAACTTTTCCTCAAGCAGATTCAGGTTAATATCCGCCAGCTTTCTGATTTTAACCGACGTTTCTTCGTTCGCTGCCGCTTTCATCTCAATGCGGGTCAAGGCAGGTTTTCCGGCTTTCCATTCGCCGAATGCCGCATCCAGCTCCGCATCCTCGCCGCCGTCCACCCACGCGCCGAGCCGATCCGCCACGTCCGAAAGCTCCGGCACGACCTGCCACGTCGCGCAAAGGCACTGCGCGTGCGGCATGGGTACGTCGTTAATCGGGAAGTTTCCGCGCCCCACCCCTTCGTCGTGGCTGGCGTATGTATCACAGATATCCTCGCCGAATCGGGCGACCTGCCGCTCGTAGTGGCTGGGGCTGAGCTGCCAGTGCATCGCTTTGCAAAACGGGTTCGCCTTCGCCGCCGCCATGTTCGCCGCCCAGTATGCGTGGTTAATCGCCGTGCGCGCCAGCCGCTGCGCGTTGTAGTCGATCTGCCGGTCAAAGGGGATATCCGGGTAAAGCGTCAGCCAACTGACCGGCATTTTCGCTTTCGGGCTGACATACGCCTCCAAGTCCTGTGCGATTTGCAGCGCGTTGCGATGCTGGGCAATCCCCTGCGTCAGAATGTCCTCAATGCTGCCTTGCAGCTGGTCGGTGCGGTTCCATATCCGGCGCGACAGGCTTTTCCCGTCGCGGTACATCCGCCCGTCGATCAGCATCCGCAGCGCCGCATCCGGCGTTCGGGAAAATGTGCCGGTAAAGCTCCCGTCCACGCCGACCATCGCCAGCGCGTCGTTCAGCCACCACTCCACCGTATCACCCGGAAGCCCTGCCGACTTTCGCATGCCGGAGAGGATCGTGCCGCCCAGCTCGCCGCGCAGCTGCTCGATGCGCTTTTCAAGCGCTTTTTGGTAATCCTTCACCCAGCGCTCGGTCAGCGTTCCCGCCTTAGTCGCTTCCGCCCGCTTCGCCAAGTCTCGCGCCGCCTGCGTGTAGATGCCCTGAATCTTCTTGCCGGTGATGTCGATGTTGCGAAGATGCGCCGCGCGGGCGGCAGCCATGCGCGCTTCAAAGTCCTTGTAGGTCATCCCCTGCGCCATGCTGCCGCTCGCTCCTTTCCTTTTGCGCGTTTGTCGCGTTTAACGCGCGTTTTTAGCGCGTCCGCGGCTTTCCGCGTGGGATTTAGCCCCGCGCGCCGTCGGGCGTTACAGGGCGTTTTTTCGGGCAATCAAAAAACGCCCCGTTTGGAGCGTTTCTAATTCGTTTATTTACAGGTTGCCACAATGCCAATCAAAACCGCAACGCCAATCGCCGCTAAACACGCACCCAGACATCCACCTCGCTTTGCTGTTCTACGTTCAGCCTTCTTGTGTCTTTGGATGATCTTCTGGGCTTTTTTATACTCTCTTCGAGTCATCGGTTTGGGCGGTTTTCCGATAGGACGCTCATAAACTTTTTCACCGTAGACTTCCAGCCCAATCACGCCCTCAAGGTCTTTTTCCCCTTCGGACATCTTTTTCGCACGATGCTTTGGTTTTGCCGCTGAATGCTGCTGTGTATAGCTGATTCCCGTTCCCGGAATAGAAGCCGTCGTTCTCATTCCCTTCGTCCCTGCGCTGACGCGAAAACCTTTCACGCCTGTGCTAATGCCTACCCCGCTCTTGCTCAAATTTAATCGCGTATGCTTGCCCAATTTGACACTCTTTCTAAAACGAAATCCCATACTCTATCCCTCCAGGACGGTTTCTGAAGAGATCATATCATAATTGGTTGCTTATTTCAAGTTCGGATTCTACACGCTGTTCAAACCCATCATCCAGCATTTTCTGCTCGCTGACAATCTGCGCAAGTTCGGAATCGCTGTCCTCATTGGGATGCCACTTGCGCATATAGCACTTCCGGCTGCGCGCCTGCTGGCTGACCTCCTGCAGGTCAAGCATCCGTTCCGCGTCCTCATCGTCGGCGATGGGATAGCGATGGTCGATGCTCACGGTAAAGTCAAGCGCGGGCAGGCTGTCCGTTCCATAAGCGCCCGCCATCTTCACCAGCGCCTGCACCATCCAGCGAAGCGCCGCATCCCACTCGTTCCACTTTTCCTCGCACCTCGTCGTCAGCTCCCAATACAGGGCTTTCATCGCCTTGCCGGACGCTGCAAAGCCCTTGAGCTGCTCAAGGGACACGTTCGGCACGGACAGCAGGCTGTACATGTCGTTCTTGTTCCGGTTCAGCGCATTCTCGATGCGTTCATTATAGGAAAACTGCGCTTCAAGGATTTTCGCATCGACCTGATGGTCGCTGCTGGGATCTGTCTGCGCGTCAATGATTGCGCCCGGCGCGATCTTCACCCTGTCCATCGTTTCCTGATTCGCATCGCGGAAAACCCGTTGTGGAAACATGTTGAATTTCAGCGCGTCGCGGTCGTCGCTTTTCAGCCGGTTATAGTCGTCCTGATTGTCCCAGAGGCGCTCCACGTCGCTCTTGCCCGTCATGTCGCCGGTCAGACCGTCGTTGATAACGACATACACCGGGATGAAGTCAAGCCCCGTGTCCTCGTCGCTGTGGGTCTCGCTGATTGTCCGTCCCGTGCCGTCATACAGTCCCTCGGTCAGATAGCAGCGTCCGGCGCGCAGTTCGTACTTCTGCCGCCAGATGCGCTGCTTGAGCCTGTCCTCGCTCTCGTTGGTATGATAAAAGAAGATGACCTTCGTCAGCTTGTCCACGTCCTCCGGGTCGGTGTCGAAAACAAACTCCAAGCTGGGGCGAAACTGAATCCCCAGCTTGCCGCCGCGCCTGCCTGTGAGCTTGAGCGCGACACGCTTGCCGATGAAGCAGTCCTTTGCCGCGTCCAGCAGCTTCTTGCTCCACTTCTGCTCTTCCAGCAGCGCGGTCAGCCAACTGCCGAGCGCGTCCGCATCGGCCTGCGCCTGCGCGTTTTCCTTTTCCTTGGGGACGATGCGCAGCTCCGGCTCCACGCCCATCATGTAGCGCGCTTCCTTACCGATCAGCTCCGCGATGATGTTCGTCACCTTGACGGTTGGCGTGTAATCCAGCCCATTGGTATCGACCTGCCAATATTGCCCATCGCCGTCGTACAGGCTGTAAAGCCGGATGATGTCGTTAATATCCCGCGTCACCTGCTGTCCGAGCAGTCCGGCAAGCTCCTGCTTGATCCAGTCCGTGCTTCCAATCTGATAAGGCTGCATCAGCGCCTCGCCCCCTTTCCGCTCACGTTGCTCGTGCGCCTGCTCCTGTAAATATGCTCGCGGTTGCCATATGCCACTGCGTCGATGCTGTGGTCGTCGCCGTCCGGGTAGCGCTCAACCAGCGCGCCGCCCTTGTCCCGCGCGTATTCATACGCGGCAAACTCACGCGCCGCATTCGGACATGTTATCGGGTCGATGACGATCTGGTCGAGGTCGCGCAGCCAGTCATAGCCTGTCTGCCGCGAGTTCTTGCCTTTCGTTACGCCGGTGATGTTGATGCCGTAGTCCGTCCGCAAATCGACGATGACCTGCTTTGCCGCGTTATCCGCGCGGATCAGCTCGCCGTGGCGCGCAATCTTCTTACATGCCGCCGCGATCTGCTTGGTCGTCATCTCGTTTTGATAGACCTCCTCATAGATGTACAGCGTCCGCAGCTCGCCTGCCTCGTAGTAGGTCTTTTCGATGGCGTTCGGGTCAACATAGCCGAAGTCCATGCCGATGTTCGGCTTCAGCTCGAACCGCAGCCTGTCCTCCTTGGCAATCGGCTT